AAACTTTAGAGGCTTTAGTTAAACAAGGTGTTGTATCCAAAGATGATAAATTTGATGAAACTACACAAGATAAATTAGGAATGGCTTTAATAAAAGGAACTGGAGCATTAAAATTAGCTGCTGCAGGTAACTACGAAGAAGCTCAAAATGCACTTGCAAAAACTTGGGCTTCTATTCCTCTTGCTACAGATGTTGGAAGTAAAAAAGCTGGACAATCTTTTTATCAAAGGCCAGGTCAAAATTCAGCACATTCTGGTTTAGATGTTAGAGGTGCATTAATGGCATCTGGTTCAGTGTTATCTTTAGCTTCAACTTCTCTTGCAGACCAAAGAATGTCCGCAATGATTCCAAATGGCCAAACAACTGTTATCAACAATAATAGTCCAACAACTTTAGCATCCAATTCACAATCTGGTTCAAGAGTGTCACCATTCCAAAAAGAATTTCACGACAAAATTATTGGTGCTATTGCTCTATAAACAAAAAACCCCGCACTAGGCGGGGTTTAAACTTTTAAGTAAAGTTTATTTTTCTGCGAGAGATTTAAAGTAATCTAAATCATCTTCAACATCAACAACTGCTTTATCAAGCACTTTGACCTCATCATCAGTAAAGTTTCTCAATACAACATCTTCAGCTTTAATAGAAGATACTGCACCTTCAAAACCTAGAACTTTGTCAAGGCGAGACTTGAGTTGGTCATAAGGTTTGAATTGTTTCTTCTCTGTGAATTCCTTCAGAGAGAATTCTTTCTTCCACAATTCTTCCAGTTTAGCATCATCGCCATCTAAGAGTGCCGATTTATCAGCAAACTCGGACTTATCGTAATTGCGATAGCCTTCAACATTACGAATCTTCAACTTGAAGTTAGCACCTTCCCACATATCAAATGGGTTGACAGGAGTTTCATCAGCGAATTCTGGATTCATTGCTTCAGTAATCTTGTCAAAGATTTTCTTACCAAACTTAAACAGTTTGATTTGACCTTCATTTTCTGGATTGCTAGGGTCAGAAACAATAAGAACATTAGCCAGATAAGAAAGCTTACGCTTCTGCTTACGAGCTACATCTTTATTTGCTTCAATACCAGAATTCCATAATGTATTGTTGTGTTCACAAACTGGACACTTCTCATTAAGAGTTGTGAGACAGTTATCAATGAACCAACCGCCAGGTCCCTGAAAACCATGGCTGAATGTACGAACCCAAGGAAGAGCATCATCACCATCAACAGCAGGTGCAGGCAGAAACCGAATTACGGCCATACCATTACCAGACTTGTCAACGCTAGGTTGCCACATTCTTGTATCGTCTTTAGAACCAGCCTCAGAACTGGACTGGGTAGAAGCTTCAATCGCTTTGGTGAGTTTGTCCAAAGATGACCGATTGCGCTTGAGATTTGCAAAGCTACTCATATATTTTCCTTTTGTATAACGTAGTATTAACGAAGTATAAACGATTTATCCACATAAACATAATATAGATTTATTTATGTGCCTTTTCAGAAGAGATTTGGCAATATTATGATATCACCTCTTTCAACTTCAGCCTATATTTTACACTATCAAATGGCACAAATGAGGCATACTTGAGCATTCTTAACCGATAATCTGGCCAACGGATAGTTTCTGTTATTTGTTTTGTCCAAGCGGGGAAGAAATTGAGTAAGGCATTTAACATAACAAGTGTCTCAGGTTGTATTTCTTTCCTAAAAGCCATCAATAGAAGAACTGGATAATCGTCATCCAAACTCTTCAGGACATCGTTTGGATCATCTAAATCATCAAAGATATACTTGCACTCAGTCTCAAAACTATATGTCATGGACTGCAAGTATTTCATTCTTCTTAGGTAATTTGCCTCTGCTTCAGGTTTGAATAGGTCACCTGCCCAAGTTTTTTCATTGACAATAAAGTTACCCACAAGGAAATTAATATAATCTTCCTGATTATATTTCCTTGAGAGTTTATAAAAGTGGTATTTGTCTTTACGATTCTCAAAACTGGTAATCGTTATATTTGATTTACCATTGTACTTAAAGTAATCGTATGATTGCTGTGAGAAGTGAAGTTTCAGAGAATTATAAATTGAGAACGCTTCATAACCTGTCATATGGGAAGGCGTGAACCCTTTTCTTTCAACATATTATTATCCATTGCATCCATCTGAATTTTAGATTTGAGGTTAGAATTAACTAATGTAGCTGCAACCTCAATCTCTAATCCAGTTTGGCTACAATACTCTGTAATTGCCTCAATGTGATTAAAATTAGTTTCTGAAACTATCTTATCAATTGCTTTGGCAAATTTTGCCATCTCTTCTTTAGTTGGCATCTGAACCTTTTGGTAGTGTCACAACATATTGTGCTGAAACAGATGGTGCAACACCAGGCCATGGTTCTGTTTTTGTTCCTTCAGGTGGTCTTTCTTTAGGAAAAGGCCACACATCATCATCTATTAAAGTTTGAGTGTATTCATCTAATTCCTCATCCTCATCCTCATCTTCATAGTTTTCTTCAGCACATTCAAATTTAGGTGTAGTATATGGGTCTTCATAATCAACAAAATCTAATTTGCCTGATACGATAAAACCAGAACCACGAATAAACATTTCAAAATGTTCTAAGATATCTGGAAGATAATCTGCACTAAATTCAATTGTAGTTACTGCATTAGCGCCAGAGATATCGTCTATTTGTTTAAAAATATATTTCATTTTACAATAGTCTCATAAAGAGTTTCAAATTGGTCTTGTACAGCAACTTCTTCATCATAGTTTTGTTTGAAATAGACCTTGGCCATCTTCGCTACAATCTTTTTAGGTAACTGCAATTCTTTACTGATATCCGCAATCGCTTCACGGACATATTCTTTTTCACCTTGTGCTCGTGCCATTGAATCAGACACCTCACGGATTACTTTCAACAACTTATCACGGTCTGCTGGGTTTGAAATTTGATTAACACTCACTTGCTGAATAGCCATAATATACTCCTAAATTACTTCTTGGTTATAGCTGCGTATGTAATACAAATCGGATTAGAATTTGTCTCATATGCACACTTCACGGATAATGGGTCAACACCTTTAGCAATTGCTGCCTCAATGTTCTTCGCCATATTGTTTCTATCATTGATATTATACACGGTTATGCCAATTATTGCGGCAAATAATACAATTACTGCCGAAGCAGCAAGAGTTAGAATATCTTTGTTCATATTATATGATTCCTTTTGTTCGGTCAATTTGGTCAATTTTGCTTTTGTAGAAAATATGTCTGCCAATTTGTGTCTCCTTCTGTAGTCTTGTCCATTTGGGATTTACATAATCAGCGTGATAATAGGTTGCCCCATTAGTCACATCACTCATTCTTTCAAAATTTAAAAATAGATTTGTTGATAACTCTAGAATGTCATTATACAATGAAGTCTGCTTGATTGTCAAGCGTCTAGAGGTAAATGTAGTGTCACAATACCAAGAGAATTGGCAAGTGCCTTTTGTTTTTTGTTGAACCACATCACAGATATTGTCGGCATAGCCGGACTGTACTCTATTCAAAGTGACAAAAGCTACTGCTTTTTGCCCATCTATTGGTTCATGTGCCGCTTCAAAGTAAATATTCTCTGCCAAACATGTTACTTGTTTTTTAGCATCTGCGGTTAAATTGTTGTATGTTGATTTAATCGGTAGTATATTATATGTGTCAACATTCGCATATGATAATGTTAAAATTATCGTTGAAAAAAATAAACTTAAAATTATAGGTTTACTTCGCATTTTTCTCCTTGTGTGTGTTAGAGTGGGACAGTAAAGTCCCACTACCCTCAATTAAGAAGTTTTCTTAACGGAAACTTTTGGTGTTTCTGGTGCGGAAACATTAGATACAAAACCATTAAGCACTTGTGCTTTGGCTATGATATCTGATTCTGAGGGATATGGCGGAAAACCAGGATGGTCTGGTGGGTCTTCGCCTTTGTTGCGTGAAGTGTCACATTTTGTGGACCAATCATTACTGATTTGCTCACGTTTTCCATAATAATCATCTGATAGCATTCCTTGAGCCATTTTTAAAAGTTCAAGGCGTATCTCAAAAGGTGTCATATTAGACATAGTTTTCTCCTGTGTGTGTATACTACCTGTGTGTGTTTGGTAGTATAGGTATTTAGTGTTTAATAAGCCCAAGAAACAAAAGAATGTCTAGTTCCTTTTTTTATTGGGTCAACTTTATGTGGAAATAGAAAAACGGATGGGAAAATAAGTATAGAACCAGCTTTTAATTCTATAATCTTATCTTTCCACATAACAAATTCACCACCTTCATAATCATCATTTAATACACCAACAAAACTCATTGTTGGTATACCTTTCATATTACCATCAAACATAGTATGAATGTGGTCACAATGTTCAGCCATCAATCTATCTTCAGAATATTTGTTGAATCTAATACCAGTATATCCTTGCCATCCAGAATACCATGGAAAACTTAATTCAGTAAGATAATTAGCAAAACCATCCCAAACTCTTTTCATCAAATAATCCCGTGAAGTGACATTTGCATAAGAAACATCTAGTTCTCTATTACCACTATCAGGCGCAAAAGTTTTTGTTGCTGCATGATAAAAAGTATGTTGACTAAATGTATCTGTTATAACTGGTGTTTCAAGTTCAGTTATAGTTTTTTTGCAAATTTCTGCATCAAGCCAATTATCATATACCTTGACATAAGATTCTAAATTTTTATCCATAATTAATCCCAAAGGGCTTCAAAGTATTTACCAAATAAACGGAATCCATTTGTGATTCGTTTTTGAACTTCTGCTATGCCTTCATAATCACATTTGTATGTGTGGTTAGGTCCTTCTTCAAAAGTATACAATGTTGGTTTACCATTTTCGTCCCATTTACATGGTACACTTTTCATATCAGAAACACCTGAATAAAACTTTTCTTGCCATCCGTCATTTACTTTAGATTCAAAAGCAAAAATCATTTCATTCATAACCCAATCCCAACGAGCAAAATGATGGCCATCAATATCATATTCATCTTTAGCTGGTGAAGTCCAAGATTGTAATTCCATTGGTACATCTTCATCATCAACATGAGGTGCACCATGTTTCTCAGTATTCAATTGTTTCAACATTGGCAGAATGATATCAGCCAATGTATGATCCATTGACCATGTATCATAACGGTCAATCTTCACATAATCAATTTTTGGATGAATGAAATCCATAACAGACTGATATGCCTTAGAAAAAGGTTGCAAACGGTCAGCCCATTTCTCAATGATAGGTTCATCATAATCAATCTCACGCCAAAAGAAAACTTTCTCCAGTATAATATA